AAGTGCTTGTGGCTTGGAGGCTGCCCGGCGGCGGTCAACAAGTTGACTCAGCACGTCTTTTCAATAACGGAATCTGGGTCGCAACGGTCGGGCATTCAATCGGACGGGTAACCCACTGGATGCCGCTCCCCGAGCCGCCGGAGGTGAAGTGATGGAATGGATTTCCTTGTGGGAACGGCTTCCTCCCACCAACACCACTGTGTTTGTTGGCGACGAAACAACGAAACAGGTGGCTCTGCTCCGGTGGTCTCCATCGCCAGATACTCGCTGGAGCGACATGAATGTTCATTGGACCCACTGGATGCCGATCGACATGCCGGATGCGCCGGGACTCCCAAAGACCTTCAGCCCCGCGGAGATCAAACAGGGACTTGCATCGCTCAATCTTGGGTTTGAGAACGAACGACTCAAGCAGCGGATTGCCTACCTGACATCTGTCAAGGACGCTTCACGGATGACTCGCATGAGGCTTGCAGAAGAGAACCTTTGGCTTCGCGAACTGGCCGGGATTGCTCCTGACGCAGAAGTTCCAAGGCCACCAAAGCAATGGACGCCGGAGGGGGAATAATGTGCGACGACGACTCCGTAATCTGGCCCTCCACGCTGCCGCCTTGCCCGGTCGCCGCGTCTTGGGTCACGGCCCTTCAGATTGCGATGGCACAACAGATGGACGAGGCGTGGAAGCAGACGACCGTCGAAGGGTTCCCGTTTAAGGAGATCGACTGGACGCCAACGAAGCCGACGCATCGCACGGGCGGGTCTGACCCAACGGCGATGAAGTTTGAGCCGCCGGAGGGCGAGACATGACCCGCAACGACTTCCTTGCAGCGGTTGCACTTGCGTTGCCTACGGTGCCAATGCTGCGGCGACTTCTGGACGCCACAAGAAAGCCGAAGGATGGCGACATCGTATGGGTGTATCTGCCGCCCGATCCGCGACACGGCTGGCCGGGCAACTGGCTCCCATATCGCATCCGAGAGGACAGGCTGTACGAGGTGCTTCCGCCGGGCCGCTGCTCTACGGGCTTCCTGCCAGCGTCGGTGCTGCATGGAGGCTTCGGCGTGGAGTGGCGGTGGCGAAAGCCCGAATGACGCTTGCCGGTTCGCTACCGGCTGATCTGTGGGGTGCGTGGTAGCCACAGCGAGAACGACAAAAATCACGCCCATACAGTTGCGCTACTGAAATCAGAGAGGGACATTCGATGAACCGCCGACAACTCATGCAGGCGATTACCTCTGCCTGCTCTGCCGCAGGCGTAGCACACTTTGGCGAGTTCGCAATCTACGGTGGCGAGCGTGAGCCGACGCTGGCAGTGATCCACTCGTCCAGGTCGTTGCCACCAGAGGCGCGTGAGTCGCTGCAAAAATGCTGGGACGACATGCGGAAGACAATCCCGAAACTACCGCCGTGCGTTGTGATGGAACCAGGGCTGCGGCTGGAAATGCTTGAGACTGTGAAGCCCGCCATCGAATGTCGCTAGAGGACGGAACGTAATGAAAACTTTGCCCGCCGATCCCGCCGACGCCGCGCCCTACGGCGTCTATTGCAGCGGCGGCCGGGCTGCCCCCAGGCGTAGCGCGGCCCGACAACGGCGAGGCGACGATGGGACGGGGGCATTGGCACAGCGATCCCGGCGGGCATCGGCCGCACTGATAAAGCGGTGACGAGAACCCGCCGGGTTCGCGATTTGCGAACTGCGAACATGGCTGACATCCTCACCGACTACCGCAAGTGGCGAGCCTCACTGGAGGACCGTATCGGCACGCATGGCCCAGGCTGTCACATGTGGCCGAGACATGAACGCTGCATGATTCACGGGCTCGCTGGCGCCCTGGCGGTGGAGATGGCGAAGCGCACACTGACCGACGCGGAGCGGGAGGCGATCGGGTTCGCTGCCGTGTTTTACGACCTGGGCGGGCGAGCGGACGAAGCCGCCACGCTGCGGGGGCTGCTGGAGCGGACGAGATGACCACCGACATCGTCGCCCGCCTGCGAGCCGAGATCGCCTGGGAGCCGGAGGTTGGCGAACTGTTGAGCCAGGCCGCCGACCACATTGAATCGCTACGCCGCGAGGTGCGGACGCAACGCCAGGAGATCGCAGCACTGCGGGAGGAGCGGCGGGCTATCCTTGGAGCCGACAAGCCGCCGCGGACGCTCAACGAACACCCAGGCGGCGGGTGGATCGCCTGACCTTAGATAAAGAGCCTGCGGGCGTGAAGCACTGAGCCGCCGAGCGTTGCGTTTGGGCAACGTATCAAAACTGATACACATCGAAAATGAACGCCGCTAACTATGACGAAGTCGCGAACACGCCGACGGTCGTCGGCACCTCGGGCGGGCCGTCGGCATACGGCACATACGATCAGAGCGGCAACGTCTACGAGTGGACTGAGGGGCTCGGCCGAGTCGCCGGCACCCGCGTCGCTCGCGGCGGGCGATTCATCGGCCGCAACGGCAGCCTCGGGCTGCGAGCCGACTACCGCCACGATTTCCCCGCCGGGCAGCGTGGCCCAGGCGTCGGCGTTCGCTTGTGCTCCCACGGCTACGGCTCGCGGTCTGCCGACGGCATCCGGCAGCGGAGCCCGCTCGCCAACCCGCTCGGATGGAGCGAGTTCGTCTACGTCGGCGATCCAGGCAACCAGCCCGACCGCCTGGAGCCGATCATCAAGGATGGCGAGGTCGAGCACGACGATATCGCCATTGGGGCAGTCGAGCACGACTACCTCATTCAGCGATTCCCGCTCACGACCGCCGAATGGTGCGATTTCCTCAACGCGATCCCGAATCCGCAGATCGTGCTGGCCCTCGGGCAGATGACCGGGCGATTCGCCACGATGCGGCTCAAGCCTCGCACTGTCTTTGAGGCGATCGAGGAAGGACTCCAGTTCGAGCCGCTGCCCGGCTCGGCTCGCCGGCCCATCGGCCACGTCTCGTGGCTGGCGGCCGCCCGCCTCGCGAACTGGCTCGCGAACGGTCGCGGCGACACCGAGAACGGTGCCTACGATCTTTCGCAGCCGCACCCGATCCAGCGAAACGCGACCAACCCGTACACCGGGCTCCCGCCGACCTACTGGATTCCGAGCGACGACGAGTGGCACAAGGCGGCGTACTACAAGGGCGGCAGCATGAACGCCGGTTACTGGAGCTACGCCACGCAGAGCGACGAGCCGCCGAGGCCGGCGAATCTCGGGCGCGGCTGGAACGGCTCGGAGTACGCGCCGCCGCCTGACCTGGGCGGCATCAGCACGACGGTCAGCGTCGGGGGCGTGACGCTGCGGTTCGCGGATGGCTTGCTGGTGGAGGCGACGAAGTGAGCGACGAGAAGCCCGTGGCGTGGGCGTTCTACAACCCCGACGGCTCGATCCGGTTCATCATTGACAGCGAGCAGAGGATGCTGTCATGGAAGACAGCCCACAACGGCCCGATCGTGCCGCTCTATCCGAAGCCAGAGGAACGGCAGGCGTGAGCATCGCCGACCGCTGCCGCGAGCTCGCCGACTACCACGGCGGCACCGACCTCGCCGAGCGGGTTCGGTCGGCACTCGACCTCCAGCGGGAGCAACGGCTCGCTCTCGCCCAGGCGGCTGACCACATCGATCGCCTGACCGCCCGAGTGGTTGAGCTTGAGATGATGCTCGCAGATGACGGCGAACTGCCCGCTTCTGCCGTGCCCGGCCTAGGCTAGAGGCATCGGCCCCGAGTCGGGCAAGACCCGCGCCACCCCTAGGAATCGTCTGATGTCCGAAGTTCGCATCAAGCGTCGCACTCGCACGATCTCGCTCACCCTCGGCACGGCGACCGCCGACGCCACAAGCCTGCGGCTCGATGACATGGCCGGCGGCGTGATCTCGGTCGGCACGATGGCAACCGCCGCGAGCACCCTGCAACTCTTCGGCTCGGTCGCGGAGGATGGCCCCTATCGCCGCGTCTATGGCAGCGATGGTTCGGCTGCGGACATCACACTCGCCCCCAGCACCTCGGTCGGTCAGGTCTACTCGCTGCCCGATGCTGTCTACGCTCTGCCATTCGTGCGGATCATCAGCGGCAGCACGGCGGCGACCGCGATCGACGCGGTCGTGAACCTCAAGAGCTAATGCCTACCCGCATACCCACGCACAGGCCGCCGCGTCTCCGCTCCGCGTCGATCGCCGAGGCGACACGCCCGAACGCGGCAGCCCGTGGGTACTGCTCGAACCGCCACAAGGCTTGGCGGCTGGCGGTGCTCACGCGTGACGCGTGGCAGTGCCAGGATTGCGGGCGGGTTTGTGCCGACAAGCGGCAGGCCCATGCTGACCACACGAGCCCGGTCGTGCATGGCACCGATGTCTGCCGCGATGGGCGAAGCCGATATGACGTTGCCGGCGGTCGCTGCCTCTGTGCCTCTTGTCACCAGCGCAAGACGAACCGCGAATGATTGCACACGAAGCAGGCAGCGGGTGCGCGAGGGGAGGGCGGGGCGCGGCTTGCCGGGCACGTCTGAGGAAAACCAGAAGTTCCTATGGGGAGGGGCGAGCGAGGGTAAGCCCTTGGGGGTGGGTCGGCTTGTTTGACAGGCCAGAAATGCTGAGTGCATGGATCACTCATGCACAACGTGCGGGCAGCCCGTAGTTCGCCTAAATGACCAGAAGCCGTGGCCGCAAAAGTGTGCGGCTTGCCACCTCGCTGCGAAACGTGCCTACGCGAGACAGTACCGCGAAAAGCACAGGAAAAGGATCGACTGGTCTGCATGGCGTTGCAGGCGATGCGGATCTCATGAGTGCCGCGTTCCCAGGCGTGGCAGGCCGTCGAAGTGGTGCTCGGCGTGCCTCGTGAAAGTTCGCAATGAGCAAGAGAAACTCAGGAAGTCGCGAGCAAAAACAGAAGGTCGAGACAAGATTCATGCCTGCAAGTGCCACAACTGCGAGAGCCATTTCATGGCAACGAGCAGTGAGCACAAGTTTTGCTCCCCTGAGTGCAGACACAAAGGCCGAAAGAGGCGAGCACCAGTTCCATGCGAGTGTTGTGGCAAAAGCGTCCGCAAGTGGCGGCCTGCCTCGTCTAGGCATTTTTGCTCGAAGTCGTGCTGGCTTTTGTTTCACTCAGCCCCGAAGGTTGCGTGCGTCGCTTGCGGAGAAATGTTCAAGCGTAAGGCCTACAAGTCGGAGTGGCAGGGAAAAAACAAATACTGTTCCCGCGAATGCTACCTCGATCATCGCTGGGGCAAGAATCGGCCTAGACAAGCATCCTTGCCTGCGGTGATCGACCGTGCTTGCCGACGCTCGCTAGCCACCTCACTTCGCAAGCGTTGCAAGCACTACGGCGTTCCATTCGACCCTGGCTGTACTCGCGAGGCAGTCTGCGAACGCGACGGATGGATCTGCCAGCAATGCGGCGTCAAATGCCATAAAGGAAGACACAGGTTCAACAAGCGCACTAGAAAGATGAGCAAGCGAAACGCCGAGCATGACCATATCGTTCCGCTTTCCAAGCGTAACCCAGAGAAGGGAAATACCTTCGACAACTCTCAGTGCCTTTGCCGTGTGTGCAACGGCCGGAAGCACGCTCGCGGTGGCGGGCAAATGCGATTCGCTCTTGCGGGGTGCTGAAGCATGGGAAGACGCGGGCCGAAGCCGATCCCGACGCAACTGAAAATCCTTCGCGGGAATCCCGGCAAGCAAAAACTGAACGATGCCGAGCCGCAGCCGCCGGCTGACGGCATCGCGATGCCGCCGCACCTGGGCGAGGTCGCCGCCGCCCGTTGGGCCGAGTTGCTGCCGATGCTCCAGGCGACGCGGGTGATGACGCGGGCCGATGTCGAGGCACTCGCCCGGTACTGCGATACGTGGGAGTGGTGGCTTGCGGTGCGGGCGAAACTCAAGGCGGAAGGTGACACGTACCCGATCCTGAATGACGGCGGCGAGATCAAGTACATCGCCCAGAGGCCCGAGGTCGCGATCGCCCACAAACTCGCCGGGCAACTGCGGCAACTGGAGAGCGACTTCGGTCTCTCGCCTGCCGCCCGTGCCTCGCTGAAGGTGGAACCTGATGCCAAGGCGGAAAGCGCGATCGACAAGTTCCGAGCCCTCAAGGCTGCCCGCAAGGCGTGAGCCCGAGCGGGTCGCGGGCTACACCTACGATCAAGACGCCGCCGATCTGGTGATCGGATTCTTGGAGTCGGTGTGCTGTCACACGAAGGACAGCCCGACCGCAAAAGCCGGCGAGCCGATGCGGCTTCTGGAGTGGCACAAGCACGACGTGATCGAACCCCTCTACGGGTGGCGAACCGAGGAAGGGCTTCGGCGATATCGGCTCGCGTACATCGAGGTTCCCAAGAAGAACGCGAAGAGCACGCTCCTCTCGTGCCTCTCGATCTGGCACTTGCTGATGGAGGGCGAGGGCGAGCTCGGGTGCATCGCGGCGAAGGATCGCAACCAAGCGGCAATCATCTTTGACGAGACCGCCGCGATGGTGAAGCGGTCGCCGGAACTGGCGGCGTCGCTTGAGGTGGTCGATTCGCGGAAGACGATCGTCTGCCAGCAAACCGGATCCAGCCTGCGGGTGATCTCGCG